AAGGAGTCAGTTCGCACGCCGGTGCCTGACGTCTTCGACCCAGCCACGACGAAAGAAGCCAGACGCTGGATGGTGAAGTCGTCCATCCCCAGAGTCCTTGCGCCAGCCCCGTCGGAAACTTCAATTCCGAAACTCATTCGGTCAGGTCTCCCAGTTGCACGCGCTTCATATTGTTGGCGTCATAGACGCGCACGGATCGGTTCGTGATGACCAGCCGCCCGCCGCCGGCTACTGCCCCGTTGATCTCAAGCGTGCCGTCCTTATTCAAAATCCACCCCTGCTGCCCGGCTACATAGTTGGTCGAGGCGATGTAGCTGCCGATCTTGGCGTTGGTGATGGTGCCGTCCGCGATAAACGCTTGGTTGATGAAGACCTGGCCGCCCTGAACTGCGAACGGAACCGATACCGCGCCACCGGCGATCGTGTTGACGATGGCGAAGCGATCAGCTGACACGAGGAACTGGCTCTGCAGTCCGGCCCCGGTGTTCTCTATGCCCAGCCCAATGCCAGCGGCGATGTACTGTCCATTCGAAGCCACTTGCAGCTTCACCGAATACATAGCTGACAGCTTGCCGTCAGTCGTTGCCTGAGCTTGGCTGACCGTCTGAACCGATGCTGTTGCGCCGTTTGCGGCCGCTTGGGCTGTATCGATGCGGGTGGACAGCGCGCCATCTGCGTCAGATCGAGCTGTCGTTTCAGATTGAATCGCTGCCTGAGTACTCCCCACCGTGGCACTGAGCGCCGTTATCTGCTGCGCAGTAGCCTGTTGGTTTGTGGCGACCGTTGTCTCGACTGTGGTCACTCGAGCTTCGTTGCCACCCACCCGCGAGTCCAGAGTCGTGATGCGCTGGGTCTGGGCGAAGTCCTGCTCGCTCCTGACCCTCACCTCCTGCGCGTAACTGGCGGTACTGTCCCAACCCTTTAATGCGTCAGCCAGTTCGCCTTCTCCATTGTCATCCCGAGAGGACGCTTGAAGGGCTTGCATCTGAGCAGCCGTCGCGGTGGTCTTGCCGTCGATGGTCGTGATGTCAGTGGTGTTCTTCGAGACTTGCGCGGCCAAGCCGTTGGCGGTGCGGATCGACTGTCCGCTATTCACCCAGTACGCCGGGTTCGGCGGTCCATTCGATCCATCGGCTGCTGCGGGCACCGCCGCAATAGCTGTCCAGAGGTTGTCACCTACGCGCACGGTGTTGTCGCGCACGTAGGCATCCGTTGGCACATAGGCCAAGGCGTCGACCAGGTCTCCGATCTCGTCCTTAATCTCCTCGATCCGCTCGTTTACCGAGCCCGGGCCATTCCCGTCGATCAGATCGATGCGGTCCAGCAAGTTCTGACCCAACTCCGTTTCTGTGATCTGGTCCTTTATCAAATCAAGGATCGGCCCGGCGTCAGAACTGGCTTGACCCAGCACGCCATTCAGGACCGGATAGAACGGACCTATGTTGCCCGTACGATCGACCAGCCGCGCCCAGAAGAAAAACGATGTGCCAGCGAGAAGGCTCTGCATCGCGTATTCGGACTGCGGGTAAGCAAGGTCGGTCAACTTCGTCTTGGCATCGAAATTGTTCGTCGGCCCATACCAGATCTCCGTGCGCTGGGTGTCTTCCGCACCAGGTGGGAAAGTCCATTTAAGGCCAATGCCGAAGATCAGCGGCGTGGCGATGAGAGACGTTACCGCGGGCGGAAGACCGGTTTTCCCCTGCAGGTCGGTGAGCACTGAAGTCGTGGGCAGCGATGCGACATTCAGCGCACTTACGGCGCGCACCCGCGCCAAGTACTGCCCCGAATAGATTCCGCGAACATCGACAGAAAGCTCGCCGGTGCGCGGAACCTTGATCCAGCTACGCGAGCCGCAGCGCCACTCGACGTCATAGGCCACCGCGCCAGGCGCAGAAGACCAGGCGATCGTCATGAACGTAACAGCGATGCCTTGCTCAATCACCACGTGCTGGCTGAGAAGCACCTGCGCCGGAGGGTCTTGCGTCCCAACCGGTATTCCGCTGATTGGCCGGTCATCTATTACCGCGCCGAAGTCGATTGCGTCAAACTTGCTCGGCTCGTGCTGAATGCAGTCGAGCTGGAACTGGTGCCACTCAGGACGGGTAATGTTCCTGACCAGAAATTGCATGGTCTTCAGGTCGTCGAACTCGAGGATCCATCCGGATTCGGCTTCCGGCGTTTCGCTGTAGGCCGCCGCTACCGTTACCTTGCGCCCAGAGACCGACGTAATGACCCGCGCCTCGCTTCTACCGCTGGGCAGGTTCACGCGCAGCTTGCCGCCGAAGGGCAGATCGATGTCACGGTCTACGGTGACAACGCGGCCTGTTGCACTATTGATCCGTCCACCGTTTGCTCGACCCGCGAGCATGGGGTCGGCGACGGCAATGATTTGGCCCGGCTTCGGAATCTGCCCATCGAGCCCAACCCGGAATGAGGCGCCGCGAATCTGAGTCTGCTCTGTGAGTAAAGCCCACTGACCCGCGCGCTGCGCCTGACCGTGCGAGGTACAACCGTACGCCTCCACCGACATCTCGTTGACTGACCCAAGCTCTGCGAGCCCTTCGTCGTCAAAGACCGGCTCTTTGTCGGTATCGAAGCCTTGGGCCGGGTTGTCCCAGGTGACCATCGCAAGGTTGTGGCGATCGCGCGCGCGAGTGCCAGCATATTTGATCTCGCCGTTGTTCAGGATCTGCGAAGGGTTGTAGGTGTAAACCGGATCGCCGGGCATGTCCGCATTGACGGTGATCTGCGAGCCGTCCCACGTCGACATCCCGTGAAACACCGCAGCGAGGTCCTGCAGAGCTGCGTAAGCATCGGCCTGCTTCTGCAGGTACAAGTTGCACGTGAACCGCGGCTCCATTCCGCCCGCGCCATCGGGAACCAGCTGATCGCAGTATTGACCGATGCGGTAGAGATTCCAGCGATCGATCATAGTGGCATCGACGCGCTCGCCCAGACCGTAATAAGGGTCGAGCACCAGGTCGTAGAAGATCCAGGCCGGGTTATTGGTATAGGCCTCCTTGAACGTGCCGTCCCAAATGCCGTTCGATGTCCCAGGCCCGCCGGTGGCGTACGTACGGGTCTCCGGATTGTAGTTCGAAGGGATGCGCACGATGCGCCCGCGCATCAGCACCGCAATCTTGGCGATATCGCCGCCGAATTGCTGGGCGTCATACTCAACACAGCCGACGGCCGTCAGCGGGTATTCCTGATCGCTGTCGACCACCTGAGCAATGGCCTCGATGACCATGCCGTCCTGCACCAGTGAGCTGTTCGCTTCCGGCGTAAGCCGGCGCGCGCGGATAGTCCAGCGACTGCCGGCCGGCAAGTCGATGCGGTGCGAGCGCTCGTATTTGGTGACGTTCTTGCGGTCGACAAACGAGGTCAGCATCTGCACGAACGGACCACTATCAGTCTGAACGTCGATTGCGTAATCAATACGCACGCCGTTGATGTTACCGGCCTGGTCCTGAGACTGAAGTTGCGGCCAGGCAAAACGGATACGAACTGCGTCGATCACTGCGTTGGTGATGCTGTGCAGCCATGGGGTCGTCGACAGCAGCGTCTGGTTGACGTCGATCTCGTTGCTAGACTCAGCAATGCCCTCAAGGCGCTCCTGATTGAGCTCTCCGTTGCGAAACTGCCACTTCACGCCCGGGTAATTGACAGTGCCGTCCTCGGCGACCAGCGGGGTGCCGTCCAGCTTCACCGAGCGCAGGCCATTGACCGGGCCTACGATAGGCCCCCAGCTCCACAGATAGACGATGCGCGCGGTGGCAATGGATGGCGTGCTGTTAGACGCGATGGAGGGCTGCTTGGGCTTGCTCTCCCCGCCTTTGCCACCCTGAACAGGCCTTACCAAAACCGCTTCGCTCATGCTGCCCCCACAAAAAAGAAAACCCGCCGAAGCGGGTCTGGTGTTGCTGCTGGTTACATCTGGTCTTGCGTGTAAATGCCGCCCGACTCCACCGCCCCGCCGATCTCCCGTTCACCGTATAGCAGCGGATAGGGGTTCCCTTGAGCGATAGTGGTGACCGCACCGCCGAACCCATACGAGGGATTGTTGCCGTCGTCATTGTTCCCACCGGTGGCGGTTTTGGTCGTGGGCGCGAGCATCTGCACCACCCCACCCAACCCGACCGCCGCCCCGCCGGCGATCAGCGCAGCACCCATGGGTGCCGTCGTGCCGCCGCTGAATGCGCCAGCAACAATCAGCGCCACACCCAGCACGACCTGAAACAGCCCGGCCTGCTTGCTGCCCTGAATCAGCGGAACAATTCGGATATCGCTGTCGTCGGCGCCTCGCAGGTCAAACTCACCCTCGGCGGCGTTGCGCTTTCCGCAGAAAACGCTGAAGACCAGGCCGCGCTCTTCGCCGCTGCGCAGGAATTTTTCGAACCCCGCGATCTGAGCGCAAAGCGCGTTAACCGCATCACGAACGCTGTGCACGTCAATCGTGTACTCACGGCCGAAGTGCCGGCGCAGCACGCCGTACAGCTTGATCGTCCGCATGGTCACTGGCCGTACTCCCTGTGCCTCAAAATCAACTTGAGCCGTTTGCTCATCGACCAACCCAGCACCTCGCGTGCTGCTGAGCGGCCAGGCATATGGTGGTAAATGAAAGGCCCTGCGCCGCCGAGCGAAGGCGCGGGCTCACTCTGCATTGACGGGTCACTGCCGAGGTAGATCGCGGCATGGTTGGGGAAGTGGCAGGGTCGGCCTACCGTAGGCACCTGAAAAATCAGCATGTCGCCGCGACGCATCTCGCTGACACGCTCAAAACCGGCAGATTCATAGTTTTCTTCGTATAGACTCGACCCGCCTTCGTTTTCCCACCACAGCTCCTTGCGCTCGAAGTTCGGCAACTGCAGCAGTGCCTCGCGCGCATACCAGTCACGACAGGCAGACCAGCAGTCAAGAAGCCCGTGCGCGAACTCCCTGCCAAGCAGTGGCGCAACGAATCCCGTCGGCTTGAACCAGCCCATTTCGCCGCCGGGCCACGAAACAATTCCCCAAGGCAGCTCATGCAGCTCGCAGCTGACCAGATCGGTCATGCTCGGCGCCGGGCTGCGCCCAGGGTGGCTATGGACGATGGCCAGCAACTCGCCGCGATCCTCGGCGTCAGCCTGTTCGTGCTTGTCGATGAGGAAGTGCTGCATGGGGTCGCTGGCCACGTTGGTGCAGGGGACGTACTCACGGCCTTCCGCCGTTTTGATGAGGACGCCGCAGGCCTCGGCCGGGTAAGCCGATTCGGCATGCGCCTGGATGGCCGCCACCAGTTGCTGATTGATTCGCATCGTTTACCTCGAACTTGTGATCAGGCTCGCGCCCATGGAGCCGCCAAACCTTCGCGTGTTCCCGCGCAGCTTGCAGCTGCTCCACCAGCCGCCGCAGCGATCCAGCGCCGGGTTATCCGTCGGCTCGTTTTTCTTGGTGAACATTGCCGACCCGGTGTAAGCGCAGGCCTCGCCGCGGTACTGCCCACGGCAGGCCCACCGACACAGCTTGGTGATCTGCTGAGCGGGCAGTTTCTGCCCCTCCATGTCGATCGGGCTGGACAGCTCGAAGGTCAGAGCGGCGAGGTTCTCGTCGGTCTTCTGC